ATAAAAATATCAGGAAATCCTTTTTTATATCCTGTCATTTTAGCCTTTATTCTCTGACTTCTAAAAACTTGATACTGCCCACCCATTGATCCACAAAATAAAATGTTTTGTAAGTCTAAGTATTTACATATTGCTTTTTGTAATTGATATTCTTTCATTGTTAATCTTTGTAAATTTGTGACAATTTGTGTAAATCTATGACAATCTATGATAAATTATATCTGTTATTTTTTTATCCATTTTTGTCCTGCGTTCGGATTGTATTCTGTTGTATATCCTAAATTTTTTAAATGTTGTTCATATTCTTTTTTAGATGAATCGTCCATTCTTTTCATTAGTAGTGAATCAAAATAATCTGGGAATCTTGATTTTTGTTTATTAAAATTATTACTTGACCACCTTTTTAATCTTAATGGAATTGAGAATGTTTTTTCCATTTCAGCACGATATTTACTTCCTGACTTATTTTTTTCTGTCCAATACAAAAAGAATGCTTTTTTATCTTCATCACTTATTCCTTCTATTGATTGAATTGATTTGCTAAAATCAATTATTCTTTCTTCTATACTTTTACTTTTATTTACTTTACTTATACTCTTATTTACTTTACTAGCATTGCGGTCGCTATGCGGTTGCATTGCAGTCGCATTATTCCAACGCTTAGATGCGTTTTCTTTTGCTTTATTTGACTTGTTATTTATTTCTTCAATATGATTATTTAAACGCCTTGAATAGAAACAACCATCTTCTAATACAAACAAATCAAAATCTTCAATGACTTGTTTTAAAACCTTAGCATCACATTGTAAACCAAAAGCAAGTGAATCATAGTCTTCAATACATAGTTTATTCTCCTCTGTGAATAGCATTTCTAATACTGACCAGAATATACCATAAGATTCCATTCCTAGCTTAGAACGCATCTTTATTATTCTATAATCGTTTCTTGCTACTGAATCGTGATTGAAGTATGTTTTTTTCATATATATAAATATAAAAGATAATGCCTAAACTAAAAACTAACTAAACTAAATATTGAAAAAAAACAAGGATTTAGAATAGGCACTATCAGAATTAATTAAAATGGTGCTGACTCTTCAGCTAAACGTGTTGCAGCATCTTCTATTCTAGCTTCTTTAATCATTAAAGTATTATAGAACTTTCCTTTGTATTCTCTACTCTTAATATAAAAATCTATATTAATTATCTGTCCTTGTGTCAGCTTCTTATCGTGTTCTATCACATTAATTGCTGATTGACCAAACACTTCAAACTGCATAGAGTTACCAAATCCAGTGTCAAGTTCCTCAATGGTTACTAGCTTTTTTACAAAGTCACCTTTATCAGTGTTTATATCTTGATCCTCTATATTACTTATTTTACCTCTTATTTTATACATATCTATTTATTTATTAATTATTATTTTTTTTGAATTCATCGGATTCTACTTCGGAATAAACGCCTAAACTATAAAATTCCGTAATTTGCAAAATTGCTCTCGCTTTGGATCTTTTTTCCGCCATTTCTAAAAAATAAGACGATTTGCAATTTTTAGGTTGTGCTGTTGCATAAGTTTCTATTTTAATATCTTCTTTTGTTGCTATACATTTAACTGCACAAAAATCTCTTTCACATATAACAACTTCATAAGAACATTTAATTCTATCTAAAGACATTATTTTCTCTACGCCTGTTCGTGTTACAATTGGAATAGATTTACCACCAAGTGATAATGAAAAAATATCCTCTTTATCTAATCCATATTTAATATACAAATCTTTTAATCGATCTCTTTTTGTATTCGTTTCCATCTTATTTATTTAAATTTAAAAAATCTACTCTTAATTCCATATTAAGAATGTTACATAACTTGTCCGCTTCACTAAACTTCATTAGTTCAGGACTCTTTAATTTTGAAAGCATTGTTGGATATGACATAGACATTAATTCAGAAAGCTCTAACTTAGATACTTTATGTTTGAACATTGCATACTCAATAGCTTCTTTTAATTTATCATTCATTTGATTATACTTTTATAATTAAACCACAATAATAATTAATCTTTTTTAATATCCAAACAAATTAATTTAATACTTATTAACATTCTGATTGTTAATAACTAAAAAGAATTATTTCTTGTGTATTAAAATAATTTAATATATATTTGTATTATAAATGATTCACAAAGGGTCATATAACTAAACTAAATAAAAATGGAAGAAATATATAACAGACAACAATTTATTGAGAACGAAACAGATTTGTTAAGCTCTTATGTTAATGATTATACTTGGAGAGAAGGTATGTGGGAGGCTAAAGGTATGAGAAATAAAGCTATGTTAACCAAACGATTTTGGACTTCTCAAAAGGTAGTAATAGAATACTTATACGAGGTATATTATACAGAGCCAAGTTTGTATACTAATTGTGTTAAAGATTTGATTCACGACAAAAAAGAACTAAGAAAGGTTGCAAAAGAAATAATTAATAATATATAATAAATAAACTATGAATAAATCAATTATCAAATTAGCATTAGATGCTTTAGAGCTTAAACTAATAAAACAAAGACAGGAATCAAAAAGAGAAGGAATGTTCTATGATGTGGAATCTATTAATGTATTATTAGAAAAAACTAGAGAGTATCAAAAAGAATTAGCAACAGAAGGTGAAACTAAAATTACTTTACAATGAGAACAATAGAAGTTAAAGAAATCAACGTGTCAACTAAACAAGGACGTTTAGATTGGTTAGACTACAAGAATAATCCTGAATGGTCATTCTTAGCTGAAACAGGCACAATAGCTTTATTTGAAAGGGTAGAGCAAAAGAAAAGATATATAATAACAGGCAAGGGTTATTTTAACGCTACAGTTAATGATCCTTTCATAAGTAGTATGCAAATACAAGACTTGCAGGTTAGCTATGGAAACATAGAGTTCACAGGAACAGAAGAACAGTTAGAAAAGTTTGTGGACAAGCTGATAGAAGATGAAGCATCTTTTAAAGTAACAGGACATTTTGAGAAAGACTCAAAAGAACACCAGTATTTTATGTATGGACCTGACAATATATTTAAACCAGAATAATTATGAAGACACTAGAATTCGTTAAAATAAGCAAAAGCTATAATTCAAAGCATAGTGGTCAAATCTTCTATGTGTTCTTTAAAGGTAACGATAGAAGCTATAGGACAGTATTATTTGACAATATGCGTAACTTTAAAAATTGGACTAATATTTTAAGCAAAGCTGAAAGAGGTGATTATATTACCAATCTAAGAATGAAGCTATATAAGGGCAAAGAGATAGTGGACGCTGATAGTTTACCTAAGCTCATCACTCAGCGTGAAATGTATGAAATAGAATGTGATAGCTTCGAAGAACATTACGGCATACCACCCTATTAGTCTATTTCAATTTTTCAATTAACCTCTTAAACGATTTTCTTATACTTTTAAGATCATAAACCTTTTTGTGGTTTTCATCGTAAGTGTAATAAGCACCGAGCTGAAGTTTTTCTCTATATAAATTATTTTCTTTGCTCATAATTCCATTAATAAATTTATGGGTAATTTTCCGTTATTCAAAACGACACCGCACCCAATAGCGGGTTTCTTTCCATATTTAGCATAAGCCATTGCATAGCTTTCGTGATCAATTCCACAACCAACTTGCATTCCAAATACTCTAAATTTTCTACCGACAAAATGCTGACACCCCGCTAATGTGTGTAGATGACCCTGCACAGTATTCATCAGGTCAGCCCTACACTTACCAAATGCTTGTCCGCCTTCTCCGTGAATATATTGCACATTATTCTTTTCGTATCTTTCAACAAAATTCCAATCTGGAACTTCTAAAACTTGCTTGTAGGATTTAATCCATTTGGAAGGGATCGCTGATGTCTGTGCTTTACGCATAACCATTCTGTCGTGATTTCCGATGATTACAGTGGCTACAGGAAAAGCATCACGCCAACGTGCTATTCTTTTGATAGCCAACTCTAATTCTTCTGCACCACCCATTCCATCTGCATTTGTTTCGTGATATGATGCGTAGTGATTGTCTATGATGTCACCAATAAAGACAACTTCATTACAACCAAATTCTGTGTATTTTTCAATACAAAAATCTAAGTATTCGTCTAAGCAAAAAGGTTCGTGCAAATCGCCAATAACCAGAATGTTATTAGCTGTGGTGTTATCATTATCTCTATATTCTTTTATTAAATCCCATTCTGTGCGTGATATTCTAGGTCTATAAAAACTCAAATTATTTTTTCTTTATCTTTTCAAATCCACGACTTCCAAAATAAGCACCTACTGTTGTAAGTAGAGTTATTTCTAAGAGGGATACCCACCTTTCTTCTACGTTAAAATTGATTGTTCCACTATCTATAAACACCAACAAGACTGTTGATATTATTAAAAATGCTAATGTTAGTGGTCTTATGTTTGCAGGTAACCAACCCGCTTTGTTGTCTGATTCCCATCTTCTTGTTATCTGTTCTTGTGCTGAACTTTCAGCATCTAATATAACCTGCTTTAGTTTTATTTTTAAAGACTTTCTTTCTTCATCCGTAGTAACGACATCATCAACCAAAGAGTTTATATCTAAATTTAGATTACCAAAAAGTTTTTTTAATATTTTCATAAAGAATTATATTTAATTTTAGGTCTGTATTTAGTTTTGTTGTTTTCATCTTTGTAAGCAACTAAAGTTTGTCTTCTATTGTCGCTTATCTTCCAACTTAAATGAATCCAAGCAGGATTGTTAGGGTCAATATATTGAGTAGCATCGCCAAATTCCAAAATACATTGGTCATAGTCTAAGTCTAATTCTATGAGTGTATTGTAGATTGCTAGGTTGTCCATTTTACCACGTCTAACAAATTGAAGATCAACAGCTTCGTATCTGCAATGTTGTGATTTTGGAATGTAGTTTCCGTTTTCATCTATTTTAAAACTTCCACCAATAGCTTTGTTTAGTTCTGGTGACCTATAGCCACTCGTAACTCTTAACGCCCCTAAACGTTCCCGAAGGGGTTGTAAAAGCTCGGTGGCTAATAAGGTCAATTTATATATTCCTTCCTTAGAAGGTTCGTTATCTATTCCACGCCTTAACGCAGTAGATGAATATGTTAGCTCTTTTAACGTAAAGTTTTTAGATAATCTCATTCAAATTTAGCTAAATAAATCTTTTTAATCTCTTCTTGTATATCGTTTTTTGTTGCTTCAAGTTGCATCATAATATTGCCTTCAAATCTAACAACTTCTTGTTCTTCATCGAATACAATGATTGTAGGCACAGACTTGATCTTGTGCTTTTCCTGTAATTCTGGATTGTCACAGATAACAACATCTGATTTTTTACAGTCTTTTAAAACTGTTATATCAAAATTGTTGTCTGCATTCCATTCACTATTAAAGTGAACTACAGAAACTTGACTACAACAAATACCATAAAAGAAAAAGACCAACGCTAATAGTATGTAGTATAGATACTTCATTTGTTAAGGTTATAAAGTCGGTTGTCAATAGTATTTAATTTACTTTCTATTGCATCTAATTTTTTACTATTAGACATTATTGTTGTTCTAACCAATTCATCCTTCAATTCATATTCTGTTGCTGAAACCCAATTGCCTTTTTCTAATGCTTTTTTGTTAGCATCAATATCAGCTTTCAAAGTAAAATATGTTCCAGATACCGAAACAACCATCGCAACGATTAGACCGATAGTCTTTAAGTCAAGCGTAAATTCTGACGACTGATTTAGTTTCATTTGTTACAAGTTTTTCTGTCTGCAAAACCTTGACTAACAAGTAAAGCTATTGCGATTAATACTACATTGTTTATTTCTTGGTCATTGATTCCTATTGAATCGCTAAAGAACAATATAAACAAAGTTCCTATTGCATAAAAAAACTTCTTTGATCCAAATGCTGCTTTTAGTGTGTTTATGATTGTATTTAAAATTTCCATATTATATAATTATTAAATTAATTCCTAAGTTAATTGTATAGTTTTCTCTATCAAAATAGTTTAAGTATTCTAATTGAGAATACAATGACAATGCTTTCGTTAGCTTCAAATTCCCTATCAATCCAAAGTCATAGTCATTAGTGTCTGACCCATATTCGGTCAGCTTTTTATTTACGAAAAAATAGTTACCATAAGCCAATAAAAAGAATGTGTCTTTATTTAGATAATAAGACAAACCGACAACACCAGAAAGTGTATATTGATTTCCTTGTTCATTTATCCATTGTCTATTGTAATCTGTAACTAAATCTCCATATATGTTTTCCATTTGTTGTGTAGAACTTGCAACAGTATCGCCATCAGCGTTTAACCATAATGTTTGTGCTTGTTCCCATCTGTCCATCACACCATTGTTATTGTTGTCTATAAATGACGCTTCTGAATAATATCCTAATTGCTCAATCGTTATTGGAAAATCGTTATAATTAGAAAAATCAATTTTAAAGGCATTTACACCATAAATGGGATGATACCTTAGAACAGAGCCTAAAGATGCTCTAAAGTGCTTAAAATCACGTTTAAAGCGTATGTCTAAGGATTTATAACTAAGATCAATATAGCCATTGCTTGATGATTCTATTTTTGTGCTTGTGTTTTCTCCTAAGTATCTAAGCCATATTTTATGGTTATCAAATTCTAAACCCCTGTCTTTTATTTTCTCATATTCAAGAAGATACTCAAAGTTATTCAATGAAGAACGAAACACAGTTGCATTCTGCTCGTTTCCATCATAAAAAAAACGTGGTTTCTTTTCAAACTTATATCTTGATAGTTTTTTAATACCTATTTGAAATCGATAATTCGCACCATCATTGTCAGTTGTGTTTACTAGCTCACCATTATATTCAAATGTTTCTATTGGCGTCATTGTAGCATTTAATGAACCACCGCCATACACAGTAGCATATTTGTAGAACTGTCCGTTACAGAAAAATGGTAATAATAAAAATAAATATTTTATCATAGAACTTTTGTATAAGCATACGTTACATAGATGTCACAAGACCAACCACCCCCAAATCCTGTTCCATCACTCCAACAAATAAAAGGTGAATTAATTATTGAGGTATTTTTAACAGGTGTTCTTGGGGCGCCTTGAGCTTGAATAATATAAGAACAATCAGTTGTTTCTGAATTCATAATTCTGTCTGCTTTTCCCCAATAGTCCGTATCTACTGAAGAATCAAAGCCAAATAACAAACCCTTTGCAGACGCTTCTGTTGCTGCTGCGTATGTGCATAAAACAGTTACGTTAAATATTGTAGGCATATATCCACTTAATGCACCAATTAATGTTTTTGGAGTTGAATCTAATGCTAAAACTTCTGCATTACTTAATGAGAATTTATCTGTTTGAATAACATATTTAAAATCCGTTTTTTTAGATGTTCCTTGTGCAGAGCCTGTGGTGTCGTTTACGTCTACCACCATAAGCAAGTCACCACTACCCGCTTGTTCTTCCAGTGCGGTCTTGTCGGTCAGTCTTTGTCCAGCCATAATTTAATCTTTTAATATAGTTTTTAAGTTTCTTGAAATTTTCCCTACTAGAAGGATATGTTCTTCTTTTAACAGCCATAAACAGTAATTCC